TGCCACGTACGATCTGACGCTCGACGGTTTACCGAAGATGATCTACCTGCCACGCTCTCCGGTGGCCAGCGTTGTGAGCATTAAGTATCAGGACACTGACGACGCAGAGCAAACGCTGGCCGCGTCGAATTACGTGGTTGATGTGGTTGATCCTGAGCGTGTGTCGCGAATCGTGCTGGCTCTTAATGCGGCATGGCCTGCGACTTACGATTCAATCAATACGGTCGTTGTGCGGTTCACGTGCGGCTACGCGACTGTTCCGGCAATGTTGCTGGCTGCCGTTAAGCAGTACGCGAAGGAGTTGTACGACTTTGGCGAGCCTGACACTGCTAAGCTGAGGATGTGGTGTGATCCATATCGGGTGTATCGGTGGTAAATTATCGTCCGAAGCGTGATGTATCGTTACCTCGAAGCGTGCTGCGAGAGCGTGCGAATGTTGGAGTGACGTTCCAGAGTTACTCGCTATCGCAGGATGCCGCTGGTGAGGAGCTGAAGTCGTGGTCAACGCTGGCGACTCGGCAGGCGTTGATGTTGCCGATGAGTGGTAGCCAGCGGGCGGAGCGGGCGGCGACGCACACTTTGAGCGTGCGTTATGTGGCTGGATTGAGTCGTGATCATCGAGTGTTGATCGGTTTGACTTATTACGAAATCCATGACGTGATCGACGTGGACGAGAATGGCCGAGAACACATCTGCCGCATCCGTGCGATTGAGGCCGGCTAATGGCTAAGAAGATCCGCATTGAGGCTGTTGGGGATAGGCGTCTTCTGAGGAAGCTGGATGGGTTGCACGCGAAGGTGCGAGATAAGATTGTCCGCAAGGTTGTGAGTAAGGCAACCACTGTGATCAAGCAAGAGATCGTAAAGCGTTCTCCTGTGGGGACGAGTGCTCCGGTTGACGACAAGGGTAATCCTCGCAAGCGACTGAAAAAGAGCTTTAGTAAGCGGCTCAAGATGGCTCGCGGCAAGGACGGGATACACGGAGTTGTTGGTTTGCCGCCGAAGTTCCCGAAGTTTGCGTTCATGCTTCATTATGGAATCAAGGCACACAAGATACTCCCGCCAAATGGCCTTCGTTTAAACATTGGCGGCGTTCGTTTTGCGAGAGTCGTCAATCATCCAGGCGTGCAAAAGCAGGATTTCCTGCGTGACGCAATGGTGGCAAGTATGCCGAAAGCTAGATCGGTAATGGCTACTGAGCTTCGCTCACGTCTCGCGAGTGTTGCCAAATGATCAACGAAGATTTGCACGCACGACTGATCGCAGACGGAACGGTGTCTGGCTTTGTGGGAAGTCGCATCTATCCGCATCGGGCGAGGTTCACGCCGACCTATCCGCACGTCGTCTATGAAGTGACCAGTGACGATGACGAGTACGCGATGTCTGGTGCCGTTGGTGTTCGCGAAGCCAACATTGTCTATCGGTGCATTGCGGAAACGTATCGCGAGTCCCGCCTGATTGCGGATGCGATCCGCAATTCACTAAGTGGACTCAGTGGAGTGTTGGGTGGCTCGTTCGTTCAGGCTTTGTTCGTCGACAGCGTCAGAGATGACAAGATGCAGAAAACGGAAGACGCTGACTCGTTCTATTATGCGGTCAACATTCTAATTACGGTGCATTATGAGTGAGTCGGTTTGCTTGAAGGTTCGCACTCTGAGTGGTGGCACTTCTGAGCTAAATGTTATGGAGTTGCTGGAGATTGATGGGAAGCCATTTCATCCGGCAGGGGATTTGTCTGAGCGGTTCGCGTACCTCGAAGGTCGTATCGTGTCGCTCGAAACACAGTTTGCATTGGCAGTTGCCTCAGGGGGTTAATGGCGTCTCTTGGATTTGGGCTGAGTATTACGTTCCAGAGTGGTTTTTTTGCAGCGATCAAGGACGTCAAGTATAGCGGCATCAGCCGTGAATCAGTTGACGTCACGAACTTCGGATCAACGAACGGATGGAAAGAGTTCATTCCATCGCAGCTCAAGGATGCGGGCGAGCTGGAAGTTGAACTGCTCTACGATACCGATCTTGAGCCGCCGATTGATCAGGCAGCAGAGACAGTGACGATCACGTTTCCGCTCAAGTCTGGCGAAACTACAGCGGCGACGATTCAGTGTTCCGGCTTCATGACTTCAGCCGAGGCGGCTGTTCCGATGGGCGACGCTATGACACAGTCGGTCACGTTGAAATTCACCGGCGAGCCAACCTACACAGCAGGGAGTTAAGTTATGTTGCTCACGCGTGAGCAGATACTCGCGGCGACTGACTCTGTTATTGAAACAGTTTCGGTGCCGGAGTGGGGTGGTAGCGTTGGCGTGAAGACGTTGACGGGTGCCGAAAAAGACGCATGGGAGTCGAGCCGCCAAAACAAAGACGGCAGCTTCAATCTCAATAATGTGCGAGCGTCGCTGGTTGCAGTGGCGACGTGCGACGCGGACGGGCAGAAGCTGTTTACGCTTCAGGATGTCGTTGATCTCGGTAACAAGTCGGCACGGGCACTCGATCGAGTGTTTCAGGCCGCAAAGCGTTTGAACGGTGTAACTGATGAGGATTTGGATGAGCTTGAGGGGGAGTCTTAACCCCTGAGGGTCGCGACTGGTGTTTCTACGCCTATCGCGTACTCGGTTGCTCTGTTGCTCACGCAAAACGCACAACTCCCTATCGAGAGTTTGTGCGTTTTCGCGTGTACCGGGCGATCGAACCTTGGGGGGACGACTGGGATCAGGCAGCGATTATTGCGGCGACGACAGCGAACGCGATGCGGAGCAAGGGTAAGGCGGCAAAGCTGGAAGACTACCGGCCAGTTTACAAGCGACGACGCCAGCAGAGTGAAGAAGAGGTCGCAGAAGCTCTGATGGCTTTTTTCAAAGTGGGGTGATGACTGGCAACGATCGGCGGATTCTCATTATCGATCACAGCAAACACTGCGGGGCTACGCAAGGGACTGAAGAAGTCTCGCACCATGACGCAGAGCTTTCTTGGTACGATTGGCAAAGTCGGGGCCGGTGTTGCCGCCATCGGTGCTCCGGCTGCCCTGATCGCTGGCATGGCGAAGGTTGTCCAAGTTGGTGCTGAGTTTGAGCGGCAGATGTCGAACGTTCGAGCGTTCGTGTCTGGGACTGACAGTCAGTTTCAGCAACTCTCTGACACAGCGGAGCGTCTGGGAGCCACAACGGCGTTCACTGCGTCTGACGCAGCCTCGGCGATGGCTGAGATGGGTAAGGCTGGTCTCAGCGCCAATCAGATTCTCGGTGCGTCTGAGGGCGTACTGACGCTTGCTGCTGCGGGTGACATTGAGATGGCTGAGGCTGCCACGATTGCTGCCGCAGCGTTGAATCAGTTTGGCATCCCCGCTGCCGAAATGGGGAGTGTTGTCGACCGTCTGGCGAAAGCTGCATCGAGTGGTTCGATCAGTCTCTCTGGCATGGGCACGCAGCTATCGTACGCCGCCAGCTCGGCCACATCGTTCGGCATGGATCTGGGTGAGACTGCTGGCATCATTGCCACGCTGGCAACTACTCTGGGCGAAGACAAGGCAGGAACGTCATTCCGGGCGATGCTGACATCGCTGCAAGCTCCATCAGCGGGAGCCGCACAAACGCTGGCGTCGCTTGGTGTGTCACTCACTGACGCAGCCGGGAACTTTCTCGGTCTGCCAGCGATCGTTGATCAGTTCAATGTTGCGTTGTCTGGCATGTCTGACGGCGACAGGGCAGCCAAGCTGAATGCGATCTTCAACACTCGAGGCTTGCCGGCTTTCGCAACTCTGATGAGTCAGGGTGCGGACTCCATGCGAGACATGACGAGGGCTGTGAATGACTCTGACGGGTTTGGTCTGAGTGTTGCGAACGAGAAGCTGGACAACGTTGCCGGGTCGTTCGAGATGCTCAAGTCTGCTGCCAGCGGGATGGCCATTGATATATTCCAGACGTTTCAGGGGCCGCTGAAAGAGGCACTGCTGGCGACTGCGAATTACATATCAGGCCCGCTGACTGCTGGATTCGCGACTTTCATGGAGTGGATGCGTGCGTTCGGTTTAGTGGCTGAATTTGTCTGGGAGAACTTCGGTACTGTTGCAGGGATTGCTGCGCTCAAGGCTGTATCAGGAATGGAGACGCTATACAACAATGTTTCACACTTCTTCGGTGTCAATATGCCGGAGATATTCACTTGGCTTTTCGATAACTGGTCCACAATCTGGACCGACATGGCCGCAGCAACCTTTGGCGTCCTTGACAACATTGGCCAGAACGTACGGAATATGTTTTCGGCGGTGTGGGAAACGGTCACCTCGCTTGGCGAGACACCACTAACGTTCGATTTGGTGCCGCTGATGGATGGCATTCAAACCACGACACAGGCGTTGGAATTAACGCAACGGGCAGCGACTGTTGATGAGAGGCAGTACGCGAGCGAAATATCGGATCTCGAGGCGGTACTCTCGGTGAGCTTCGACAGTTTCCTGTCTACCGCCACTGAAGGCATCGGCGAACTCGCTGCTGAAGCTATGGCCACGTCAGAAATGGCAACGGCATCTCCCATCCAAGATGCGGCGAATGCAAGGAATAATGGGGCACCAACAACTGGCGAGGACATCAAGCGTGACAGTCTCAGCGTCAGCATGAAGGGATCGAAAGAGGCGTTTGACGTAATCAACAGGGCGATCCGAGGCAGTGCTGATTCGTCGATGAAATCACTGGCGAAGCAGGCCGAGAAACAGACTGCGTTGGCTCAGCAGCAGGTCGGGCTACTTGAGGACATTGCTGACGCAGCCGAAGACGATGAGGTTTTCAGTATCTGATGAGTATCACAGCGAGCGAAGTCTACGAGGATCGATCCACAAAAATTGGATTGTACCTCAAACGCAGCCATACTCGCCGCTTCGTTGCCGTTACCACGGCTGGTGAAGGCAGCTACGCCGTCTCGACTGCGGCAGGCGTTCCGGCGATCGGTAATGCACACCCTGAAGATCCCGTAGCGTTGTGCGTTGACGTTGACGCTAAGGTCGTTGGCAGCGAGCCGAACGTCTGGAGCATCAGTTGCAAGTACACCAACGATCTGCCGGAAGAGGATATCGACGACGACGATCCGACATCTCAGCGAGCTGTTTCCGATTGGTCGTTTGAGGAGATGTCACGATACGCCAGCGAGGATCGCGACGGGAATCCGATACTCAATGCTGCCGGCGACCGATACGAAGATCCGATTGAGATTGTGGATTCGTTCCCGACGCTTTCGATCAAAGTCAACAGGCTCAGTTTCAGTGCGGCAGACGCATACGCTTACAACAATAGCGTCAACTCGGACACGTACCGAGGGGCAGCACCGGGCACGCTGCGAGTCAGGATTACGGCGTCAGAGCAGTGGAGCGGTGACGCAGCCTACTGGGCGTGCAATTACGTGTTTCGATACAATCCCAACGGGTGGCAGCCGAAGATACTGGAAGCCGGCCTGTATCAGCTCGATGGCACTGGCGAGAAGATTCCCTGCACCGAAAAAGGGGCGTCGCCTTACGACTCTCAGCAAGTCACGCATCCGGTGCCAATCGATGCGAACGGGTTGCAGATTGATCCCAGCACTCTGCCCGGTGCCGCTGTTTATACACAATGGGATGTACTGCCCGAGTTGCCTTATGCGAATCTGGGGGTCTAATTGCAGTCAGTCCTAAAAACAACCGGCGAGCAAAACGCAAACGCAAAGACTGCCGCACTAAGTCTGCCAGCCAGCGTGGGTATGGATACGACTGGCGGAAGGCTCGATTGCAATGGTTGATCGCTCACCCGATGTGCGCTGAATGCAAATGGATCAACGTGCCTTCAAAAATGGTGGTTGACCACATCCAGCCACATCGTGGCGATCAGCTATTGTTCTGGGATCGCACGAACTGGCAGACACTCTGCAAACGCTGCCACGATAAGAAAACGGGGCGAGGCGAATGAGTAAGGGTGTGCAGTTTGATAAGAAGTCGGCTGCTCGCATTGCGGCAGCGACGCGGCGAGTGGAGCAGACGCCGAAGGGTGGAAACGCGGAACGCAGAGGCTCGCAAGCGTCTGTGCGTCCAGTGTTTTTTGTTCTCAATGAGGATATGGATGCGGCTACGGACTCGCTAACTGGTGCCGCTGTTGCTCAGGCGACTGTGTACGCAAGCGATCCAGCCAACTCCCCGGTTATGGCGGCTGACCGTTCTACTTATACACCACAGCATCTTATCACATCCACACCTGCAAGGGTTGAGTGGGTAGTGAATCGCTCGCTCGATTTTACGGCCTCGTCTGGTGCTGCTGGCATGGCGATTTGGATCAATGGCGAGCTGCTAGTCTTCTGGGTTGATTGCACATCGGGAACGTAAATGGCTGACGCGAAGATTACGGAATTGGTTGCAGGCACACTATCGAGTGACGACCTGCTGACATTCGTTGATGATCCGTCCGGCACGCCAGTCAATAAGAAGATCGCGTACTCGTCGTTTCTGGCGGGGCTGTCGATTACTGAATCGCAGATCAGCGATCTCGGAACGTACCTGTCCACCGCCGACATTGACACACTGGCCGAACTGAATGCGATTGTCGCCGACGACACGATCATCGGGGCTGCAGCCACTGATGCCAGTTCGTTTGGGTTTGTCGTCGATGAAGACAATCTGGCGAGCAATCTCGACACGAAGGTGCCGACTCAGCAGAGCGTCAAGGCGTACGTTGACAGCGTCGTCGCTGGCTTGACTGCACTTGAAGCCGCCGACATTGACACGCTCGCGGAAATCAACGCGATCCTCGGCGACGCGACGCTGGTCACCGTCGAAGCCACCGACGCCAGCGGTTACGGCTGGGTGATCGACGAAGACGACATGACCAGCGACTCGGCTACCAAAGTTCCGACTCAGCAAAGCGTCAAAGCGTATGTTGACGCGGAGATCGCTGGTGTCGGCGGCGGCGGAACAACGCTGCCGGTGGCAGACACGACAGGCATCGCAAAAGGCTCGGTGGACGCGACGAAGATCGTGCGGCTCGAAGTAGACGGACTGACGACGGCGACGACGCGAGTGCTGACCGTGCAGGATGCCGACGGCACAATCGCATTGACTGGCGACAACATCGCGGCCAGTCAGATAACATCCGGCACACTGGCACACGAACGCGGCGGGCTGGAAGCGGACGTTTCAGCGTACAGTGGCGTGCCGTTGATCACGGGCGGGGCAACCAGCGAGCTGAAATTCAACCTGACGGCGACGGTGGCTCCGACTGTCGATGATGACGTGACGACAGGCTACTCGATCGGCTCGCGATGGATCGACGTGACGGCTGATCGTGAGTATGTGTGCCTCGATGCGACGGACGGAGCTGCCGTCTGGACGCAGACCAGCAACCGCTGCTGTTCCGGGTCTGGTTCAGAGTCCGCAAAAACACTGACCGACGGGGCAACGATTACGATTGATCAGTACCGTGGCGATAAATTCAAGGTGACGCTCGGCGGCAACAGAACGATCGCACTGACGAATCCGACGCTGGATCAAAAAATACTGGTGCGAGTCATTCAGGACGGCACCGGCAGCCGTACGCTGAGCTACCCGGCGTCGGTCAAGTGGCCGGGTGGAACGGCTCCGACACTCACGACCACGGCTAACGCGTCTGACTGGCTTGGATTCTACTGTGTCGACGCAGGCACGCCGGTCTATCACGGCTTCACCGTTGGGCAGGGGTACTCGGCATGAGCACACTGACAAATCTCATCGCTTACTGGCGGATGGACGAGACGAGCGGCGACCGCCGCGACTCGATTGGCGCGTTCGACCTTGAACCGGCAGGCACGGTCAATCAGACGACGGGGAAGTTGGGCGGTGGGGCAGTCGCGATGCCGTCGGCGGCAACGTGGCTCGCGGCGTCAGGGACCGTCCCGGCAGACTTTTCCGCAGCGACCATGACTCTGGCGGGGTGGCTTCGAATTGATACGGCGTCCGGCACTAACACGCGGGCCATTTTACAGTTTAAGGTACACAATGGATCGGGCGGCAACGTACGTGAGTTGACGCTTTCTATTAACAACAACACTGGCGAGCTTGAACTCAACACTCGCGACGTCGACACAAACACCGACGAAACAGTGGTCGCCAGTACGTTCGGGGCGTTATCGACGGGAACGTGGTATCACGTGGTGATTGTGTGGGCCGGCGGAACTGCCCGAATTCTGGTAAATGGAACAGAGAACAGCGGCAGCGCAAAGTCGATGTTCAGCAGCCTGACCGTTCAGTCGCACGTGTTTGGGTATTCAACGACATCTGATCACGAGATATCGCTAGACGATTGGGGGTTATGGAACGAGGAAATATCGGCAACGGACATTTCCGACCTCTACAACAGCGGCAGCGGTGCCATTCCACCAGGATTAGGCTACCCAGCCGGCAGCGGCAATCAATCTGCGTTTTTTGGGTTCCACTGATGGCCTTTCACCTGCTCCGAAAACCTGAAACGATTGGCGACGGCTATCACCGCAGCGGGTGGCCGTTCGCGGTTGAGGCGTTGTCGCGGCTACATGTCGACCACGCACCGATACTGCTGGACGACTTCGTCGAGCAGACGTGGATTTACAGCCAGCGTCAAAGGCCAATCACGCGACCGTGGGCGGGCATCTTCCATCATCCGCCGCATCCGCCAGAATGGACTCGGCAGCAGGACCGGCTTGATCGTCTGCATCTGAATCGTGCGTTCGCGGAGTCGATGCCGAATCTCCGGCTGGCCATCTGTCTCAGTCAGTACCTCGCCGACTGGATTGCTGAGAACTGGAGCGTTCCAACGGCGGTCGTCAAACACCCGACCGAAATCCCGGCGATGACGTGGCAGCCAGACGAATGGCTTCAGTTCAAGCGGTTACTTCAGGTCGGATGGTATCTGCGAAACGTGCGGCTGATTCATCAGATCGACACGCAACATCACAAGACTCGATTGATGCCGCAACAGGCTCACCATCTGCAACACGAAGCGGCCTGCATGGCCGCGTTTGCTGATCGGCGTGAGTTCCCATCCGATCGAATGCTCGACCTGAACTACATCGAAAACAGCGGATACGATTTCCTGCTGAGTCGCTCGGTTGTCTGCATGGAAGTGCTCGACGCGGCGGCGAACAACGTGACGATCGAATGCCTTGCCCGCAACACTCCGCTGATCGTCAACCGGCATCCTGCCGTGGTAGAGTATCTCGGAGCGGAATACCCGCTCTACTTCGACCATGTTGCCGAGATCGGGGAAATGCTGGACGATGAGGCGTTGATTCTGTCGGCTCACCAGTACCTGACGGCCTGCGACAAATCATGGCTCAGTCAGGACTCGTTCCGAGACGGCATCGTTGCCGCGATCGGGGGCGTGCAATGATGGTTTCGCCGGAACAACACCGCACGATCGAACGGCTTCTGCGGCTTTCGCTGGAACGCCCAGGCGACGTCGTCGAAGCCGGTTGCAATGCTGGCAGCACGTCGCGACTGCTGGCGGATTGGCTGAGCGGCACAGACAGAGCTTTGCACCTGTTCGATAGTTTCGAGGGACTACCCGAAGACACAGGCTATGCGGGCCAGATGGCGACACCGCAAGCGAACGTCGAAGCCGCAATCTGCGAACAACTGACAACCGAGTTTGTGCCGGACTTCGTGAAGATTCACGCCGGCTGGTTTCGCCGCACGATGCCAATGAAGTTGCCCGAATCAATCTGTTTTGCGTTCGTGGATTGCGACGTTTTCGAGTCGACGATTGACGCGGTGAAAACAATCCTGCCACGGCTGGCGGGCTGTGTTGTCGTGCATGACTACACTCACGAACGATGGGGGCCTGGAGTGTCGCGGGCACTAGCTGACGTGGGGTTGAAGTTTCAGATTGAAAACGGGATGGCGATCGGCTGGAAGGAATGGCAATGCTGATCAGTGATCAACACAAGTTTGCGTTCATCCATACGCCGAAGTGTGCGGGAGATTCTATCACTCAGGCGTTGATTCCTTTCGCCAACGTCGACGCTTCTCGTGGTCGTGCCAAGCACTGGTCGGCACGTCGCGTGAAAGCCGAATTCTTCAACGAGTCTCGCGGCAGACGCTGGGACGAATACGAAACACTCGGCGTGATTCGCAACCCGTGGCAGCAAGTGCATTCGGATTACTGGTTCTGCCGAAACTCCGCAGTACCGGGCCACGAACTCGGTACATGGCGTGACAAAGTCATCCGAGCCAAGCGGATTACGTTCGCGCAATTCGTCGTCGATATTTGCGGCGAGCACGGACGCATCGGGCCGGGCCTGTTCACCCATTACCTAGCCGACGAACGCGACGAAGCACTGGTCAAACACGTCGTGCGGTTCGAAGAACTGGCCGAGCGATGGCCTGCAATCTGCGAAACGATCGGAGTTGGTGAAGTGGAATTGCCACGCGTCAACGTGACTGCAAACCGACCAGACTACCGCGAAGATTATGACGATCGTTCTCGCTTCCTTGTCGGTCGGCGGTTTGCGAACGACATCCAGCGGTTTGGTTATTCATTCGACGGTGCAACCAGGGGCATGAGATGACGTTCAACCTGCTACTGGAAACTGGCGACGACCTACTGCATGAGGGTGGCGGTAACCTACTACTCGAAGGCGGGGATTCTACGCTCACCATTCCGACTCGCACAGCACTGGGACTAGCTGTTGGCAGCGAGGTAATTGACACTGGACTGGCCATCGGATCGGAAGCGGCAAACGGAGCGAGCAACTAATGGCAACGCAGAAGATCAACGAAGACACATCGTTTCAGTACGCAGGGCAGATCGTCGACTCTGCTGGAAACTCGCAGTTGCTTTCCGCGACTGAAGCGATACTGCTGACAGTCTACGACAGCCAATCAAAGACGGTTCTACGTGAGACTAGCGACGCGAGGGACGCCAATCAGGTTGCCATCGACGCAGCCGGCGTGATTGCGTATGACGTTCGCCCGTATGTCACGCAGGTCGTGAACGCATCAGCCAGTCCGGGCGATGCCGAAGAACATCGGCTGCTGTTCCGTTTCGTTTGGAACTCCGCGTTCGTCAGCTCGCTCACGAATCCATACGCAACAACTCTGGCCAGCAGCACTGTCACAGTGACACACGTCGCACATGGGCTGTCTGTGAACGATCACGTGGTGCTCGTTGGTGGCGACAATGTCGGCGGGTTAAACATGCAGGGGCTGCGTATTGTTGCCAGCGTTATCGATGCGAACACATACACGTTCACGCACGACTGCACTGCAAGCGGCAATTCGACAGGCGGCGGAAGCGTGACGAGCTACGATCTGCCGGAAACCTCAACGCACATATATAAGTTCAAGGTCATCAAACAGGACATTGTCTGTTGAGTGCTATTCGCCCCGGCCACGCTGGGTGTCATTGCTGCACCGACGAAGCTGCGACGGTTCCGGCTGAGTTTCACCGCGACCTCGTCACTGGTGCCGTCCCCGATGCTCCAAACGAATTACTTGACGCCCGCGAAGAACTCTGGCGATGTGATGATGGCAACATCAACGGGCTGACGCAGGAGCAGGTTTTCCTGAATTGCTCAGGCACGATGAGCGTGGAGACGTCTACCGTCAACAGTCTCGACGCAACTCCCGGCTCGCTGCGTTTCCGGTTCACTGATATCACGCCGGATGACGGAGTCGACAACTTTCGAGCGATCCAGATCGTCTGGACCGGCCAGACGTTTGACGCGTTCTCTCACGTCAATCACATCGCTGCCGGCTCGCTGTCAGCCTACGCCGCCGGGCGTCAGATTTCGTTCCGCGAATCGCCGGTGTGGGATGGCCCGAACTTTATTTTGGGTGACGCTCAATCGACTTCGTCGAGAACTCGCTGGGGCATCGTGTCTCGGAAAAACGGTTTGCTTTGGTTGTGGTCAAGTTCTCTTTCGTTTTTTGCGGCCAATGGTGCGTCGCCGGATACCTGCTGGCACCCGCAAGCGACCGTCAATCTGAAAGTTATCGACGGCGACGGCAACTACCGCTCGGCCACCACTGCCGAGCTGCGAGCCGCAGGCTTAACGGTCGACGCCATCGCCACACAGACCACGCATGATGTCGGTCTATTCGTGATGATGTATCACGAGCCGGAAATCAGTCAGTACACAGGTCTGCCTATCAGCCCGCCGATCAGTGATGTCGCATCGGCAACAATCGGACTCGACACCATCGGGTTCTATGCAAGCTACCGGCTGGCCTGCACTGCCGCGTTCGTCAACGTGTCAACACTGACCGCGTCGATGCCGGACCATACCGGGCAGAGCAACGTCGAACCATACGAACTTCGAGGCATGAGCTGCAGCCTGTCGCTCGAAACCGCTCCGGTGTTCGATTCGTCGGTGCATTCGCCAATCCTTCAGACCGTCTACGATTACGGATACTTCTACCGAGGCACGACGACCGCACAGACCTATCGAGCCGGGCAGGGTGGCACTCCTGAAACAGCGACCGTTGAGATCTGGTACGCTCCCTGCCGTCAACTGGTCTGCCGTCTGTCCGTGGCCAGTGTCGCGTACGACGCATGGTTCTCTATCGACCACTCGGATGAATACAGTTCCGACGCCTGCACTGGCAGCGGCGACTCAGCGAACGGTCACGCGACCTCGCCAACGTTTGCTGGTCTATTCCAGCGTGATATCTGGTTGCCGTGCCAGACGCTCGCCAATGGCGAACGACTATCGGTGCCGTGGTACGGATCAGACTGCGTCGGGCGAGAAAACGAAACCAGCTACGTCACGATTCACGGGATCCGGGGCAAATGCCAGCAACCAATGCCGGGCGAGGCGGACCCTGTCTGCACGACAGGCCTGAATCCAAATCAGCTCACTCAACTGACTGACTGCTACAGCCTCGATCCGATCGCCATCGGCTACCGCCGCCGAATCACCAATAACTTCACGTTCGGCTTCGGACCGTGCGGCAGTGCGGCTGCTCCCTACGAGAAAAGCTACCCAAACAACGTCGAGCGACACACAGCCAGCCTGACGAATCCGTTTTCAGTCACTGCTGGTTCAGCAGAAATCTTTCTGGCTTTACCGGGGCACGGATTCAGCCAGACAATCCCCGGATCCAGCGGTGTTGCCGTTACCGGCGACACGCGAACCGCCCTGCTCGACTTCATCCAGAACTCGGGACTATGGCCAGCGATTCCGTCGGGTCAGGGGATTACGGTCGATGTGTTTTTCGACTGGGTCGACGCCAACACGCTGAGTGTTTTCGTCAATATCGGCGTGTTCGGAGGTGCCTCGGTGCCGTGGGCTGCGACCAGCAGTGGCAGCGGCGGCGGCTCGTTCGACTTCGTCGGTCAGCAGTCGTGGGGGCACAACTGTCAGCTCGACATTCTGCAACAGCTCGGCTTTGTCGGATTCAGTCTCGACACAGTGATCGGAGTCGGCTCGCAACTGGTTGCCGGACATCTCTACATCGACATCACGGAATGAAATGCCGCAGGACCGATTCAGCCATCTGCCGCCAGAACGCAGAGCACGGTATCAACAGATGCTCGACCAGTCTCCGCGTCTGGTGCCCGATCCAATTGTGATCGCTCCACTGAAAACAGATGGCCCGTGCATTCATCGCGGCGATGAGTCTGGCACATGCGAGCTGCGACGATGCTGCGGCCAGCCACCCGTCCCGCCTGTCCCCGCATGGCATTGCAACCTGCTCGGCTTTCGATGCGTCGCCTTCGGTCAGCCATCCAAAAAGGACGTCGAAACGTGCTCGACGTGCGGTGAATTTCGCCACTCTAAATGAGTGAATGCGAAAACTCTCCACATGCAAAACTGGCGAATACGATCCGCAGGCAGCGTACATGCTGTGTCTGGCGGCAGGATGGGCGTATCTCGAATTCGACCGTGCCAGGGACGTGTATCGCGATCACGGGTACGAATTGCATCGAGTCGCCGTTGACAGCATCAGTTGTGACGTTGCCAGCTCTGGTGATGCGACGATTGTTGCGTTTGCCGGCACCAACGACGCTGAAGACTGGCTGACCAATCTGGACGTGGCAAAGGTGGACTGGGATGGCTACCAGTTGCATCGTGGATTCCATCAGGCAGAAGCTGCAATCGCCCAACGACTGTCAAGCAGGTACTCGTCAGAGATGGGCAAGCTATGGGTCACTGGTCACTCGATGGGCGGAGCACTGGCGACGTTGCACGCCCTGAGATTCGCGAGCGGGTTTGGCGACGAGTACTTGAGCGGCGTCTACACGTTCGGATCTCCCCGTTGCATGGACTCGAGGGCATCTGCGATGTGTGACCAGCTCATGTGGTCGCGGCATTACCGGCACACACACGGCAATGATCTGGTCCCGCGTGTGCCGAGCCGTTTGCGGTTCAAGCACTGCGGGCGGCACGCTCATATCAACCGAAGACGCCAGATACTGCACAATCCGTCACCTCTGGCTCTGCTAATTGATAGGGTGCTCGGGTTCCGCATGGATATGGTTCGGAATCACTTTGTTGAGAAATACCTGTACCCTCTAGCGGTGGCGAGCGAATGCGAAATATAAGTCTCCTGATCGCGTTGTGTATTGGCGGCA